TCATATCTTGTTCATATCTTTCTACAACTTTTCCTTGAAATTGCTTCAGTTTTTCTTCGTATAATTGGTAAATGTATCGTGCTGGGGACGATGGGTCAATGGACTTTTTTTTTTTCGTTTTCATTGCTTCACCATTGACCCATCTACCCAGTGTGGTTCTACAATACCACAAACCACCACGAAGCAATGGAAACGGAAGCCAGCAAATGAAAACGAAACACGATAAAGAATATTATGTACAGAGAGCGACTGATGGGTTCAGGACTCTCATTATCTATCAATGCGTCACTAGACCACAGTTCGATCCAGCTTACAAGGTCAATGGAAAGTTCTCCAAGGACAAGTTGTTTGAGGAGTCAGAGTTCTTCAGTAAATGGGAAGATATGGGACAACGAGCAAGAAGGCGGTATGCGAAGATGTATGCGGATTATTCCAAGCATCACAATCTGGCATTTGGTCTTGACTGTAGATTGGTGGAGTCAATCCTTGGAACTTACAGAGACGAAGATGGAAGGAAGATTCGCATATCCATTGACGAAGTTCTCCAGAATCTCAAGGGTTGGGTCAAATGTACAGGCAATGGCACGAAGACCAAGAAGAACAAGGAAGGCAAGGCTGAGGTTGTGTGCTGGTGGAGGAAGAAGTATTTCATCGCCAGCAAGGAGTATTGGTTGAGGCTTTTGGACGATCCCAAGTATTCAGACCTTGAGAAATACCCAAGGGCAACTGATGGTGAGATTTGGGCCCTCAAGCAGATTTGGAAGTACAGGAAGCAGACCATACCACAGAAACCACGCGAGATTGAGGTGGAGCGGAAGTCAAGCAACCCAAGGAGCAACTACAAGGAGCGCGTGGCGAAGGCTCTGAGCGAAGAATATGTCCGTGGAATAATGAACATTGGTGCGCTTCAGAACGAGCTGGCACGCGCCAAATTCACGCAGAAGGAGAATGATGAAATAGTGGCGAAGGCGGAGCGCGAACGCAAGGCGAGATTGGAGATGCTCAAGCAACAACACCAACCACGACCACAGCCAAACCCTGAGTTGGCAAGCAAGGTGGAGAAATACCATAAGCTGAAGAAGCTGTTTCTCTCTGGTGGCATTGAATACGATTTGTTCAGGAAGTGGATGGTTGCCAATGGTGTGGTGGATAAAATTCTGGCGCAATGGGACAACTACGAACTGATGAAGATGAACGAGAATGCCCAGAGCAGACCCATTGAAGTGAAGGAGCCAGAACCAAAGCCAGTCAACCCCAATGAAGTTGATTTGGACGAGCTGGTTCGTATGGTTGGTTGATGATTTTACAATGAGGTGAAACTATGAAACGGACACCAGATAATATTGTGAAGCAACTGAAGAAGGTGAAGACAGTCAATAAGTCAATCGTGTTTTCATACGGAGATTTTCGCACTGGAACTCATGTCTTCAATCTCACAGACGCAAATTTCCAAGATGATGTTGCTGAATTTTTGATGTCAATGAGTCTCAGTCACAGGATTTCGTATGTTGGCAAGGATAACGGCGGATTGTGGATACCCCTTGTGAAGTCTAATGATGGGACAACTAACATCACGGCAGATGTAATCCAAGCCTTCTTTGATTTGACTGATAAATCTAAGCACAACTAAGAGGTGAATGATTATGATGACATACAAGCAAACGAAGTCTGGAAGGTATGTGCGCGTGAAGCCAGACGATTTACGGGCGCACTACGAAGAGAAGGAATAGTCCAAGCTCCAGTATATGGCAGAGTTGGAGGAATGTGGGAAGATGATCAACAACTTCTTCGCAAGGTTGACGCAAGAGCTGTTGTAGCATCCCAACGACCTTCCAGCCATAGAACGCATTTGCAGGGATTGCGTCCAATAGTTCAAGGACAAGTTGAAGTTGCGTGACTTCCAGAGCATCAGCAAGTTTGACATTGACCTTCTGTGGAACAACTCCAAGAAGCGTATGTTGGAGTCTGTGGATTTCAACCACGAAATGGTAAATGGTATATGAACGAGGACGCATTATGAAGAAGGACAAATATCTGACCAGCGAGCAGATTTACGAATAGTGGCTTGCTTGGAAATCCACAGGGGTTGTCTCTGAGGAAATGGGGAAGATGATGTTGATGCTTGCCCAGAGGATTATGACAAGCAGACATTTCTACAACTATCCCCAGTATATGAAGGACGAAATGATCCAAGACGGTTGCCTGAAGATCATAGCCAACTTGAAGAACATGAAGGAGGAGAAGCGCAAGTCCTTCTTCGCCTATTGGACAAGGTGCGTATGGACTGCCGCCATCGTCTATCTGGGAAAGCACTACAAGTATATGAACAACAAGCGGAAGTTGATGTTGGAGGCAATAGCTGAGGCGGCTTCACAATCCAACCTCCCAGTGTCATAGTATATCCAGCAACTTGACAAGGATGTGAGAAGGACGCTTGAAGGCTTTGACAAGGATTTGAAGAATCGTGACGATGATGTATAATTGATTATGTTAGTTTACCTGTTGTTTGGTTGGGGGTTGCTGAGAGGCAATCCCCTTCTTACTTCTTCAGGTCGTTCAGGAAGTCCAATAGTGGTTGCCACACCACTTGCGTCTCACATTCTTCGTTGAATACAATCCACTTGCCATCTGGGGTTCTTCTCACACCAACTTCCTCAAGGTCGTCCCAATACACAGGAACCCCCTTGACCTTGCGCCACTTCCCAGTCTTGCCACCTTGGAACGAACATACCAGCATAGCATAGAAGTTCGCTTCATTTGCCAGTTTGTCCATTCTTGTTGTCTGTGCCTTTGTCAGCTTCATAGTTGGTTCTCCTTTTGGGGTGTGTGGAGAGTATATCATATTCCATTCTCGTTGTCAGTAGCCATTTACAGAATTCCACTTTTACCCCTTCCCATCCGCCGTAGAGAATGATAAAATATCGTCCATACAGCAATAGAGGAAGCGTGGTATGCGTGTTATGTAAACTAGGCAATTGTCAAAACCGCCTTCATTTTGTTGGCGTGTTGCCTCTTTACAACTTCTTCATATTGCCGTATAGTGGTATATGAAGAACGAATATGGCACAATAGCAGACGAAAAATGGGAACTTGAGAGCGAGGCGCGTGAAGTCCGTGAGGAGCTGATGCGTCTTGCCCTTGCGCAGAACCCTGAGCTTGCTCAGAGGTTGATGGGTATCACATCGCAGTTGATGGACGCCAAAGCACGCGCCAACCAACAACGCATACAGGAATACCGCGAGTGGAAGGCAAAGCACGATGAGGAGGAGCGTCGCCGCAATCCACCAAAGATCTCCTATGACTACAAGAGGAACATGAACGCGCTCAAGGGTCTGAGGAGGTCTTCGTTCTACAAGGGGGCGTCAAGGTTGGAGCAGATTGAAATGGAGATTGAGGAATACTATGAACCACACGAACAACCAATCCCTCCAGAACTTCTTGAAGAGCACGAGAGGTTGATTGCTGAGGAAGAGCGCAAAGCCAACGCCAATGTCTCAGCGTCAGCGTAGAACGAATAGAAAGTCCATCACCAGATTGGACAGGCAAACAACAAACGAACGATGGGCGCTACTTCCCAGAAATCCTGTGCCACTGATGATGGACTATTGAATACTTACACCTTCCAAGAAGCAACCATCTGCTTCAGTTCGTCAAGTGCGGCTTCAAGTTCCTCTTCCGTGAGGTTGTTGTCATCCAACTTCTGCGAGAGGGATTGAAGGAAGGTGTTGATTGCGCCTGACCTCTTGAGCCAAACATCAACCTTAGCCTTTGCCAATTCAACATTGTTCTTGTAGTCTTCCAGCACTTTGTTCAACTGCTGAAGGATGAACTTTCGCAACAAACAATTCATATCACTTGCCTCCATTCTAAACTTGTGATTGCTGGGCAACTTGGACATTCAGCACTTTGGCGATCAATCCACTTGCGCCAGTCAATGATCCAATCGTGATGAACCCAACTATGATGCCCTTCCCAAGAAGCATAAGCAACTGGGACTTCCAATCGTCCTTCTTCGCTTCCTCTCCTGAACGCTCCAGAACCGTTATCCTTGCTTCGTGTTGCGCAAGCATATCCTTCAACGCTGATGTATTCGCGTGAAGTTCCTGCATCAACTTCAAGAACATTTCCGTTGTCGTATCATCATCCATCTTCATCACCTCATTCTCCATCTTGCTCTGGTGGAATTGGAATGTCCGTTTCAACATATGTCCTATTGGCTGAGATTGGATCATATGCTTCGTCATAGTAGCCTTCTGGAAATCCACCCTTGATAAGAACCCTTCTGTCAGAATATGTCTTCACAAGGTCATTGCCAACATTCTCTTGAATAATCATCGTTCAATCCTCCCTTCTCAGCTTGCTGGTGTATATTCACTTACCTTCACTATATGGCTGGAGAAGCTTGACCAGTTGGAAGCAGTTGTCCAAGTTGAATACAAATCGTCTGGAACCACAATCTTGAATGTCTCGTTCGTGTTGTTGAAGACATTGGTTGATGTCAAAGCTGGAACTGCCGTTGCTTCAGAATAATCCACCAATTCAAGCGCCGTACATCCAGCGAAGGTCTGCGACCAAGGCTGGAACCCAGATGATGATGAGTATTTGGTGAGATATACGCGCTTCAACGCAGTACATCCTTGGAAGGTATACCAAAAGGCATTCTGCGCCACCATTGCCATCGTTGTCAGTGAAGACAAATCAACCTCCACAAGGGAAGTACATCCTCTGAAGGCGTTGTATAATACTTGGTTGCCTGTGATGGAAGTCAACCCAGACAAATCCACCTTTGTCAGATTTGTAGCCTTCTAACACACGGCATACAACGCGTTCAATGTGTCAAGTGTTGTGACCTTGGGAAGAAGGAACTGAGTGATTGCCGTGTTGTCATAGAATTTGTAATACAACATATTTCCAACCGCCGTGATGTCGTTGGACGAAAAGCTGAAGGACGATGTTGGAACAAGCGCCCCATTCTGATCCACATCTCCAATGATGTTCTGGACTGTCATGCCATAGACAGTTCCGCCACCACTTGGGATGCTGGCAATCTTCGTGGACATCTCCAAAGGAGTCATAGTTCCAGAAATGCCCTTCGCCCTGATTGCGTCTGCTATGTCGCTGAATGTCTCTCTTAGTGTTGCCATTTCAGAACGCCTCCGATAATACAAGTCCAATCTAAGAATCTACATAGGCGCTGGTTGCCAATGTCCCCTTCATCACCCATTCCATCGTCCTTGTTCTGGTTGCGTGAACATCAACATATTCACCTCCAGAATCTATTGGATATGTGAATGACAAAGTTGTCTCCGCCTCTTCCTTCGTTGAATAGAAGCAATCTTGATATGGCAAGATTGCGCAATCTGAGCCACATATAACCCAAGGCGTGTCTGGATATGGTTCATCTTGATACCACACCATGACCTCCCTTGTTCCACCATCGCTGAATGACCACGGAGAAGTCACCATCTCCTGTTTGAACACTTGACAATCACCATTCACATACTGGTCTTCAGAATCGTTGTAGACCTTCTTGGCTGTGAAGGTGGAAGCCGTCAAATATCCAACATCATTGTTGAACGCGCTGATGTTGCTTGGAATCGCGGAAGATGTTATGAACCCAACATCATTGTTCAACTCAGAGACATTGGAAGGAATAGCGCTTGCTGTGATATACCCAACATCATTATTGAACGCTGAGATGTCAGAGGGAACAGATGGAAGTTCATCCGCGAAGGCAAGGTTGCGCACAATTTGGGTTGGAAATGCGTTTGACCTTGTGCAGACGATTGGTATTTCTTGTCCATCAACCTCATATGACTCTATGCTCAGACCATAGTTTGAATAGGTGATTGGATAATGTGTAGTTGGGGAAGGAAAAGCGCAGATAGCCACTGGTTGATATCTTCCTGCTGAGTCTTCCTCTGCGTAGATGTAATAAAGAAAAGTTCCACCAGTCCCTGTTGGAAACCAGCCAAAGCAATCAGGATAAGCATACCTTGTTCTCTTTCCATCCTTATACGCTGTTCTATAGATATACGCGAACTACATTTCAATAGGTGGATCATATGTTGTCTCGCCTATGCTGGACAAATACCAAGATTCATACTTGCCTTCCACTACTACTGGAGTCTTCTCCCACATTCGCATGAACATTGTTTTGTCTGGGTATAGGCTATTACTGAGGTAGTTGTATATGACTTGCGCATTTGTTGCATCTTCTGCCTTCCACGCCCTCAATGCCCATCCTTCGTGTCCTGTTCCTGTGTCTGGTAGAACTTGATATTTGGTGATATAATAGGCATCATTATTGAACGCTGAGATGTCAGAAGGAATTGCGCTCGCGGTTATGTAGCCAACATCGTTGTTGAAATCACCCACATTGCTTGGAATTGCGCTTGCCGTGATGTAGCCAGCGTCATTCTCCAATTCGCTCACATTCGTTGGCAACGCGTTCGCTGTGATGTAGCCAACATCGTTGATGAACTCAGACACGCTTGTCTGAAGTCCAGTTCTCGCAAGGTCTGAAGGAAGCGGAACTTCTTGCTGGAACCACTCTTCACCATTCCAGACCTCAAACATTCCAGACCCAATGTAGACATCGCCCTTGTTTGGATCGTCAGGCTTTTCGTCATACAGCTTCATATACCAAGCTTGCGCGTCTGGGTCAATCGTTCCATCAGCCTTCAGAATCTCAATGTCACCTTTGCCAAGGCAATATCCACTCACTGCGCTTCCATTCTCGTCTATTCCACAGGCGTAGATGGAATAGCCATTCAGACACTTGCCTGAAGTCTGCGTCCCCTCTATCGTTCCAACCCATACGCCGCCAACCAGAACGCACTCAGCCGTCTTTATCGTTGAATCTGGATAAGCGGCAACGAACTGGACTCTTGTTATGTTCCAGTTGCCAATCTTCTTTGGGACATTCCTCACTCTTATTGAGGAAGGCGAACCAACATACGCCTGCATTGGATCAAGCGGCATTGCTGGGAACTTCGCCTGAACATTCACATCAATCGTTCCAATCATCTTCTTCTATTCCTCCATTATAGTCTGGATTTCCAGACATAGGTTTCATCACATCTTACTTACTCATTTGTAATATGCGCCAAGTGTCAGCTTCACGCCATTGGTTATTGAAGACACCTTCACTGTTATATTGGAATCCTGTTCTGTTCCAAACTCCACCTCAAAAGGGTTGTCCGTGCTTCCAATAGTGGCGTTGCTTCCATCCGTGCCAACGAACTTTATGCCTGTTATTCCACCACCACCTCCACCACCTTCAAAGTCAGCGGAAATGGAAATGGTAGGATGCGAGCCGTCACCCCAATCAATCTCAATCTCCCCTTCCTTGCCTTGGAGATTCGCAACGGACTGCGTAGTCCAATTGATTGTGTCAGTCCAACCTTGGATTGCGCCAATTGCCTTGTCCTTTATCAACTGCGCCGTTATTGCCGGTTTCTTCATGTAGAATCACCTCCATCAAATCGCCGTTGCTATTTTGGGAAGGAAGTACATTGGCGAATATGCGTAGACTTCATCCGTTATCACATTGTAGCACTTCATTCTGTAATACCTTGAATGGTTCAGGTGATAGTCCTCCGTGGACATCCAACCCTCATACACGCCTGTTGAAGTCTCCGTTTCGCTTGTGGCGTGATATGTCTCCTGAACCCAGTCAGTTGATTGATCTTGTGGAATGGACTCAATGATAAGATGATTGTTATAGGCAAGTGTTGGATTGTATTCTGGCACTGAACATCTATAATACAATGTTGGTCTCTAATCAACTCTCTCAATGTTCGTGATGACAAGTGTTGGGTTGTTTCCATCATAGTCTGAAGCAATCCAAGTGAACGCCTTTGAATAGTCTGGCATATCAGTCAATGACAGGACTTCATCAACCTCATTCACCTATATGTCAACGGAATACAATCCACCATCATCCCTTGTGCCTTGGACTGCGGCTTGTGGAATCAACCCCGCTGACCTCCAAGTGACTTGTCCATTCTGGATGTCATACACGCGTGTGAATCTTGTGTATTGCTTCACCTTCTCTTGCGCCCCATTCTGCGCGGACTCCATATCAAGTCCAATGTATGAATATTGCTTTGTGGCATATCTTGTTATGCGGAAGCAAGGCGTTCCATTCACATTGTCAGGAACGCAAGTGTAGTTTATCATCAAAAGCTGTTGCGTAACTTTGTTGTAGTCTGTAAGTGTTGTAAGCATTTCTTTTTCCTCACTGGTTTTGGTTGCTCAAGTTCATCAATGTGTTAGGCTCATATGTCACCTCTGCGAAGTTCACCATGATCCCGGCTATTTCCCCATATTGTTCGTAATGCGTTGGGTCAAGTGGATGTCCAATGAACCTGAAGAGGTCTTCAGCCCACGGGCGTTGATCCCTGAGTCCAGATGTGTTCCAAGTGTCATATGTCTTCCCATCCGCCAATCTAAGCGTTCCACTCTTCGTCAAACTCCACTTCGCCAATACCCATCTATCGTCTTTATATGTCTGTCCGAAATTCTCGCCATACCACACGCGGAACAAAGACCACAACTTGAAGCTCCTCACCTTGGATTGATTGTCATACTGGAAGACAAGTGATGAGTCCCCATCGCATATCCCATATTGATCCCAACCACTTCTGGGATTTGGCTCTGTTTGGACATAGGAAAAAGGCGTCCAACCGACCACCATGTTTTCAAATGCGCAGTTGGCATATTGGGTGTATATCTCGTATGGGTTTCCTTGGACTGCGTCATTCCTCTTATACAAAGTGCCGCCGCTTCTGGCCAAGTCCCAAAGGAAGGGTTGCGTCCTGACCACCGCAGTTGAAGGCGATATAACTCCAGCTATACAGGCGTAGCAACCATAGAACACTTTTTTCAATGTGTTCATATTCTCCTACATATCTATTATTGGCTTTGTATCCAAATCGTGCGCGTCAGACAACTCAGCAAACCTTGAAGCGCCAGACAACTCAGAGCATATTGATTGGTATATCTCATTCCCAGCAAGGTAGTTGGTTCTATAATATTCCATTGTGTCAATACCAGCGCGCGGGTCATAATGCGTTCTGCTTGTCACATCAACGAATGTGCCTGAGCCAATCACATCCTCCACGGATTCGTCTTCGTCAAGGAACATTGGCGTTCCCCAGACAGGATCATAGTTTTCAAGATATGATCCAAGATAAGCATAATCTGGATATGCGCCCTTGTTCGCGTATTTGTTGTATAGCCATTTGGACACATTGATTGGATTCTGCTTGCGGATTGATGTGTTGTAGAAGAATGGATATGGGTTGTAGTTGGTGCGGCAAGTACAGAGGAAATCACGCTCCTTCGTTGCTTCAATCAAATATCCAATGTCCTGCCACATCAACGCCTTTGACTGTTGGCTTGATTGTGATTGCGTAGCAAGGAAATCACCATCAACAATCACTCCTGTTGGTGGTGTTATGTATTTGAAATCTGTGCGGTCATCTATCATCTTGTAGTCAATGCCTTCTCTATGGCGTTCTTCATATCTTCAATATATTTCTTTTGCTGCTTTTGCTCAGACTTGGAAAGCATTTGTTGCTCTATTGCCTTGTCTCCCAGATATTGCCAATCCTCTTTTGTTAGGTGTGTTATTGCCCATTTCTCCCACTGCTGTTTGTATGCCTTTGGCATCTCTCCCTTCAACCAGTTTTGAACATCCCTTGTGTTTGCCCTGAGTTTTGACTCGCGCTCACGGGCACGCCTTGCTTCAGCCATCTCTTGCTGTCTGGCGTTTGGGAAGTTTGGCGCGTCTGGGATTTGGTTGATGGAATTTCTGTCAATGTTCACTGAGACATTTGACGCCGCTGACGCCCCAGTGCCACGCCTCTTGCCTTCCTTCGTGTCCTTCACAACCTCTTTGTTTGAATCAGTAAGTTCTTCCTCAGAATCAATCAACTTCTCGCGGACTTCCTTCAACTTCTTTTGTAGATTGCTCAGAACCTCCTCGTCTTCGCTTGTCTCTTCAAGCAAGTCATTCAAATATTTCATCAAGGTGTTGTATTCTTCCGTGGTCAGGTGGTTCTTCTCCAATGCGTCAGCCAACTTGTTTTCCCATCTCTCCAAGCGCTGACGCGCCGCGTCTGACATATCACGATATTGGTTCAACTTCTCAGTAACCTTCGCGGCCTTCGCCACGGCGTCAGCTTCAAGTTCCTTCGCCTTCGCCAGATTGCCTGAAGCAATCGTTTCCTTGTCAACGGCTTCCTTTGCGAGCTTCTTCGCGTTTGTCAATTCCGTGGTCTTCCCTTCGTGCTCCAGTCCAGCGATCTTCTCCTTCTTTGCGACTTCCGCCAGCTCGTCTTCCTTCCCAGCAAGTTGGCTTGTGATTTCAGCAAGTTGGGCGTTCGCCGCGCTCAGTGTCTTATCAGCCTCCATCGCGCCTTGAATGACATCCTTGTGTTCCTTCTCAATCTCATTCAACTTCAGCAAGGCTTTTTCGCGTTCCTCGGTTGCCTTGTTGTATGAACCAAACTCAGCCACCAAATCAGTAATCTTGCTGTTGGCTATGCTTTGGAGATTCCAATACTCTTGAAGAATGTCAGCATTCTTATATTCATACTCAGCTTTTTTGTTGTTCGCGTTTATGGCGTTCTGCTCCGCCTCTGCCCTCTGCTCAGCAAGTTGCGCGTATTTCTGCTCAATGGCGTTGCGTTGTTCGTGGAACTTCTTCAACTCGCCATTGTATTTTATGGTCTCAGCTTGAAGAGCCTCATCAGCTTCCAGCAACTTCTTCCCAGCTTCGCTCATTCCATCAGTTATCTTCTGAAGGGTCTCTATGTGAAGACGCGCAACCTCCATCTTCACCTCGCCATCAATCGTCCCTTGCGCTGTCTTCAAAAGGCTGTCAATGCTCTTCTCAGCGTCAGCGACATTTGACTTCACGCCGCTTATCTTCTCGTTTATCATGTTGAAGGCTGTGACAAGCTCGTTGTTCATAATCTCGCTGAGCAACTTCGCCTTCTCCTTGGCAGAATTGAACCAATCCACAACCAGACCAATGGCGGTGGAGGCAAGTGCCGCAATCATTCCAAAGATTCCACCAGTGGCAAGTCCCTTTATCACGCCCTCAGCCGCGCCAGCCGCCTTGCCAACAGCGCCAAAGTTGCCAGCAATCTCCTGAAGTGATTTTGTGGCAATGTCTGCCGCGTCTTTGTTTTCGCGTCCAAACTTCTTCACATCAGCTTGCGCCTGTTTGAAGGTCTGCGCGGCGGTATATTCACCACCCAACTCAATCTTGATCTTTGCCATTGTTCACCTCTTCTTTGTTTGCTTCATCTTCTGCGCGTTTCTTCGCCGCGTCCTTTATGTCTTCAAGAACGCAATAATAATCAACCAATCTCCTGTTCTTGTTCGCCTTCATATGGCTGACCCCAAACTCCACTTGCTTCTTGTAGTCAACCAGCATAAGCAAGGATGAAGTTGTCATATCCTTCAGTTCAGATATAGTTCCAAGGTTCAACATCAATCCGTCCTTCATCAACCCAACTTCAACGCAAGAATATTCATCGTCAGATTCATAGTAATCTTCACCATCTTCTTCTTTGTCTTCCCTCTTGCGCGTTGATTTCATCTCGCAGTCAAAATGGTTGAAGCCTTGGACAACGAATGAAAGCGCCGCGTCAATCTGATCGTATGTAAGCGGCTTCAACTTCTCCTTCAACTCCTCAATCTCCTTCACCAGCGCTTGCGTGTCATAGGGTGAAACCAATTTGTCCTGACTTTTGGAAAGCGAATAAATGCGCAAGGCAAGGAAGGTGTCTGGGCTTGCCATCGTCTCAAACATCTGGCTTGCCTGTTGCATCCATATCTCGCTTCCAATCGTGGGTTGTCTCAATGTCAGATTTCCAAGTGTGGCGAAGCGGGGCAGAGCGAACTGCTCCGCCGCATCCACACCCTTCTCCACCTTCAAGCCAAACGCGTTCAGCCTGATGATTTCCTGTGGGGTCAATTTGATTCCCTCTGCGGCAAGGGAATCAATTTCATCCATTGCCATTTTGGAGACCATTTGAACCTCAGGTTTGAGAAGACTCAGCCGCCTTCGCCAGATACTTCGTCAGGGTTGCGCTCCAAGTCGGCCAATCCGCGTCAGGATTTGAGCAAGCCAATGGTGATGTAATCACCCAGCCCGTGCCAGCCGTGATTGTAGGGGGATTTGCGCCTGTCTGAAGGAACTCCACTGAAACCTCAATCTTGCCTTCCGTCACATCGTGCGCCAAGCAATCACCATCCTTCTCTGCCTTGCTCACATTGCTGGAGAAGGTATATGAGGCTGAAGTCAAATGCGCGTTGCCTGAGAAGGTGAGCGCGGACATAAGGATTTGTGCGTGATGTTTCTTGCTCAACTCAAACGCTGGGATTTCGTAGTGGCAATCCATCGTTGAACCATTCTCCACCTATTCACCAGAGACGGAGATCGTTGGCGCAGAGCCGGCTGAAGTCCCAATGGATATGTTGTTCAAGCAGACTGAGGTTGTGCTGTCAAGGGCGTTGATGTCCCCAAGATTGAGATCGCCAGCGCCAATCTCCCAGTCCGTCTTTTGGAGATAGTCATTGGACGGAGAAATCTTCTCCCCATAGACATTGTTCTCCACGATTGAACCATCTTGTCCAACCGCTTCAGCAACCTCTGCTGATTTACCATCATCGGACGAAACGCAGACAAGTGTTGTTCCATCTGCAAGTCCAAAGAAGTCCTGCTTCGCTATGAATGCTGCCATTTTATTTCACCTTTATTTTACTTGTGTTTTTACTCTTCCACGGTTGTCTCGCCGTGTTCCAACGTCCCGCGCAATGTCACATTCCACTGCACCGTCCACGTTGTCAAATTCCTGTCAAGGTCAGGTCCGCTTCCCGCTTGGATTTGGACGCCGCCTGGGTAGAACCCTTCAACCTTGAAATCGTCAAGCTCCTCGCCAACCTGAACAAGATTCCATTCCTCCAGCTTGGCGTTGATTGGTTCAACGAACTCCATCAAATGCGATCCACTCTTGTCCTTCTCAATCCTCACTGTCAATACAAGCTGGATGTCAAACTGGACTTCACAGATTCCAAATGTGTCAAATGACTTTGGTGGAATCTTCACCACAAGCCCAGCCACTGAATCAGACTTCTCAATCCCCTTCACAACCCCCTCTGCGGATGGTTGCCAAAGCCCTGTGACCTTCAAGCCATTCAGGTTCATATTGTTGAACACATCAACCAATGCGCCTTCTATGTCCTTTTCAATCATCTTCTCTGCCTCACTTCTGGAAATGGCGTTCCAATTTCATCGTCCAATGTCGTCTGCGCAACCTTGTTCAATCGTCCAGCGATCTTGTTGGCGGCCTTCATCAACGCAACCTGAACCGCGTTGTCACCACCCTTCACCGCCTCTGTTGCGTAGTTCAATTCATCTTCCACAACCATTGAATAGAAATTGTTCGTGTCTCTCACATCAACCTGAGCAACGCCAGACGCAAGCGCTTTGCTTGTCCCTGAACCTTCAAGTCCATTGCCCTTCTGCCCAGCCTTTGACATAGCGACTCCAAGCGCGTTCTTAGCCAATGCGCCGTGGTTCTGGATTCTATGCTTTGTAGCCTTCAATTCATAGTTCATCGCAATCTGGGAAGTCTGCGCAACTATGTAATATGGCTTGATGTTCAATGCGTCTGGCGTGACCTTGTAGACATGTTTCTGCGCCTGTTGCTTTACGCCGTGCGTCAGCCATACAACCTTCCCCAATCCACTGACCTTCTGGCTATGTGGAGAAACGCCTGTCCTTACAACTGGCTTGTGTTCGCTGTAGGAAAATCCACCATACCAACCAGTGTCTTCAACCACTATGTTGAACTTCTTTGTCTTCTATGCGTTCAAAGTCCCAGCGCGGATTGAGACAAGGGAAGCAATCATCGTTGCGACAACAGCGTTTTTGGTGGTCTCGCCCAATATCTCAGAACGCTTCTTCAACAATGCGTTCAGGACTTCAAGGGGTTTGCCTTCATATGTGACTTTGGTTTTTACTCTCATAGTCAAACCTCCCTTGCGGCAATGATGATTCCCATTGCGTTATCGTGTCTCACTGAAGTAATGGAATATTTCTTGTCTGGTTGTGACGCAAACCTCAATTCGTCACCAATGCGCAACTTCTCAAGGAACGCCCAATCCATCTGCCTTCCAAGAAACTGGATTTGGCGGATGTCGCTCTCCACCATATCCTGAGACATTGGATCAGCCTCCACATCGTCAAACACAGAGCAAGGGATTGTCTGGTTCATCGTCTTCCCATCATCCCTCTGCGCGTGTATGGAAACGCTCTCAGTGAAGAATGGTTCAAATGGGCTTGTAGTGTCTTTGAATGGGTCTGTCATTGTCAATTCAACCTCACACCTTACTTACACATAACAAGTTCAAGCAACTCCTGTTTGTTGAACCTGAAAAGCAATGGAACTTCATCCATTATCGTGTCACCAATCAGCAAATCTTCACCATCTTCAATGAATGTGGTTATGAACTCAATGTTCCTCTCAGACAACTTGAATGGTCTGGAAACCTTCATCACATTCAGGTCATTGTCATAGAAGACGATGAAGTTGTTATACCTCTTGCGCTTCAATTCGTCAAAGTCCAGAATGTGCGTGATTGTCATATATCCAAAGTCCGTCTTCAACAATGGCGCGTTCCCTCTCAGCAACTTGTCATTCTCAATCTTGCCAATGTTCGTGAATCTGTTGTTCGTCAAATCATAGACTGTAGCGCCTTCAGGAAAAGTGGCGGCTATGTAGTGAAATGGTTTGTCAGGGATTGGAAGGAAGTTCTTCTATGTCCCCTTTATGCCACTTGGGATGCTGTTCCAGAAATGTTCGCAAGTGACAACATCATCTTCAATCCCAATCTTCTGGACTTCAAGCCCAATCGTGGAATATCCAGTTTCACCTTGATAGAATATGGTGGACATTCCATAGATATGATCGCCCCATTCCATCATCCGCATATCCTCAAGATATGGAAGGCGCTTCTGGGCGTAGGGTTCATATCCCAGCCAATATGTCGATTCAGCGCAAGGAAGTTGCTTGATGAAATTGAAGGACTTGTCAAGGACGCAGAATAGTTGCTTGTGTGGGTCAGCAAGCTTCAACGCCTGGCAAGTGACATACTTCTCTTCTCCGCTTGTGATGTGATATGCGAATCTTCTGAAGGACGCAAGATAGTTGCCCTTGTGTGGAATGATTGAGAAGTTCCCAATGGGGTGGAAATATTCCCCTGTGTCAAATGCTATGCTGGAGAAGTCTATGATGTTCTTCGCCTTGTCAGAGATGTTCAAGCAACCAATCATCGTGAAGTGGAAAAAGGAAGGTCTCTTGCAGAAGTCCATAACTCCTTCCACAAGAAGACCTTAGTTGTGTATGATTTCAGAAATTGCGTAAAGGTGGTTGCTATGGAAACCACCTTGTCAGCCAAGCGCGTCATAAGTCATCTTCTTTGTGAAGAGATTGTTTATGAACACGCGCCCACGCCTCTCTCACGATGCGGCAATGTAGAATGTCTCGTTCTTGCGGAGAAGGTCCGCGCCAACCAGAGCAGTCACATTGTAGAACGCCTTAGCAGTGGCGAAGGAAGTATGCCTCATCGCGGTGACGGAGAAGCCATTTTCGTCAGTGACCACGCCACACTCAGGATAGGCGGCGGGGTCAGGAATTGCCACAGGACGAACAGCAACAGCCACGCCAGCGGCAGGAACCAACGCGCCCTTCACGCCATCTGGAAGATCGTTCGCGCACATCACTGCCTTGAAGCCATAAAGACGCTCAATCACGCCAGACTGAATTGGGTCTGTTCCACCAAACACATTGCTGTCAAGAAGGCTGATAAGGTCAGCGTAGTAGTCACCAGAGAGAAGCAACACATAGTCACCAACGCGGCCCTTTGCGGCGGCGTTCGTGCGAAGCTTCGCAATGGCGTTCTTCGTGACAGAAGCCATCGTGACTTTTCCACCAAGGCAGTTCTCAGAAGTGAAGAGACCGCAAATCTTGCCAGAAATAGCCTTGCCAATGGAGTTACGTCCAGCCTCTGCGCAACGGCCCCAGAAGGAATCGTTTGGAAGCTCCAGCTTGTCCGTGGATGTAATAGGCACAGTCACCTTGGGCTGTTTGTCCAGCGTGATGAACACATCAGACAAAGAACCAGTTGCGTGTTCATAGTTGCCAGTGTTGGTTGTGGCGCAGTTGTCATCGCCATAGTTCTCAGCGGTTCCACCATCAATCATTGGAACGCGAACCTTAGCGCCAAAGTCAGCGACCGCGTCGCTGATGTCGTAGCTGAACTCCTTGACCATCGTCAGTTCAGGAGCAAGAGCAACGAGGATTTCATTTGTGGTCTTGATGACCCCAGGAGAAGTAAGACTCATTTTCTTATACCTCTTATTAGTTTTTGATTTGTAGTTGTTAGGGTGTCCACCAACTTAGCGGACATATTTTCCAGACTTTATGAACGCCACTTTTTCAGCGGGTGATGCGCACTTCGCAAGCCCTTCATTCATCGTTGGCAATTCTTCAGCTTGGGCATTGACGCTGGCGTTCAGCTTCTCCAGCGCCGTTGTTTTCTCCGCCAAGGTGGATGCCATTGCTGACAATTCCTCATTGGATTTGTTCAAGCTCTCAGAGAGGCTGGTGATCTCCGCCTTGGCGGATTTCAGTTCCTCTTCCTTCGCTTGTAGCTGATTCTTGAAATTCGTTATGTCTGTGGAAAGCGCGTTTATCTGCTTCTGCATTGAAGCCTGCATCCCAGACACGCGCTTGTCCGCTTCAGCCTTGGTGATGGTCTCTTGTTCATCAACCACCTCTTCGCTTGCTGGGACTTCCTCAGCCTTCTTCTCTTCGCCACATTTAGCCTTCAACTCAGCGTTCTCTGCTTCAAGTTCAGCAATGCGGGACTTCAGGCTCTCAATCTCAGCCTTCAATTCGTCAGAGGTCTTTTCAACTTCAACCTCCTCAGGCTTTTTCTCTTCCTCTTCCACAACTTCCTCAGAGGTCTCCACTTCAACAGGCTCCTCTTTGGGTTGCTCTTCAGTCACTTCCTCTTTCACTTCCTCAGCGACTTCTTCAGTGACTTCCTCTTTGATTTCCTCAACGGAAACATCTTCAGCTTTGTTCTTCATAATCAACCTCTCAGGTATGTTCTTATACTTGGACAAATCAACCTTGGCGGCAATGTCAAGTTGTTCGTCATTCTGTAGAACTTCAACATTGAATATCTGCGCAAGCTCCTCCCCAAGGAACCAGCTTTCGTCCGCCAAATAATCCTCAATCGTCTGCGCTGGAACAATAGCCTTCTTCATATAGAAGGACATCATAGCGTGCTTACACTTCTCCAGATTCTCAATCTCCTTGTTCAAATCATTGGCGTTGCCCTGAACCATCGTCCAAGGAAGATGAATCAAGCAGAAGCAATTACTATCAACCACAACGCGCTTGCCAGCCATCAATATCACAGTGGCAATGGACGCGACAAAGCCAACAGCGTGCGTTGTGACTTCGCCCTTCCAACGCGCAAGCATATTCGCAATCTAAATCCCAGCGAAGACTGAACCACCCTCAGAAGTGATTTCAACTTCAAGTGGTTCGTTCGCGTCCAGCCCTTCAAGAATATCCTTCAAATCTTGCGGACAAAAGCAACCATCAAAATGCTGGTCTGTGATTTCGCCTTGTATCTGGATTTTCATAATTGACCTCGTATGTTCCTTACTTACAACTGTTCTTCAACAACCTCTACGGTCTGCTTTGACGCTTCTGTTTGTCCACCAGAAATCATCTTCTCTGAAGGTGGCGTTATTCCCCGCTCCATCATCCACTTGTGTTCGTATGCGGTCTGTTCCAGTTTATCCTTCCAGTCATTTCCAAGGATTTCACGATAAGTCAATGTGTTGTTTTCAAGGGCAAGTCGGATTCCATTCTGATGCGCAACTTCATCAATGTCATCTATGTGCTTCCATTGCCATTCAACATAATCCATAAAATCCTCAGCGAAATAGCCAGCAATGAACCCCTTGCGCGTTCCCCATTTGACGAAACGATATATCACCCAATCGCAAATCTGCTCCAGCTCCTTTTGGAACTCCATTATGGTTGGGAAGCTGAAAAGCTGATTGGCTCTCCAATTCGTGTCATCAGGGTTGCCAGTTGCGAATATCTTTGACAAGCCCATTGACGCGGCGCAACGATTAGCAAGCCAATCGACCATTGTTGCGACATTCTGGTTGGGGTGGTTCATCTGCAACTGCTTCGCGTCAAATCCCTCTGGCAACGCTTCATATACGATTGAATTTTCCTTCGCGCGGTTGAAGGATATGACCTTCTCCTCCCCAGCTTCCTCTTCAACGATCTTCTTCACTTCGTCAGCCGTCATCTCCTCAATTTCATCTTCGCTTTCAAATGGAGAAGGAATCACCTGTTGCTCTTCCTTGTCCTGCGTCAGCCAACAGAAGATTTGAGAATTGCGCCTTGAAGCAAGTAATTCTGACTGAACCAAATCTTCAAGTTGATGGATGGTTGCTATTGCTGAAGCCGCCTGTGACACACCACGCCCTTCACGCCAATTTGAAGAGAAGTGGAACCAGTAGTTCTCAAGGGGACTTCCATTCGGATCCTTCTTCAAAAAGTAGCACTTGGAAGGGTCAACCAACTGACAAGGAAGGTTCTTCTGTGACTTGCTTACAACTGTTCCAATGTGCCTTCCATTCGTGGAATAAACCTTGCCTTGCGAAATCCAAGCGCCCTTCCCATAATGCTTCTGAACTTCATCGTCAGAGACATTGACAATTTCATTTGATTCAAAAACCAGAACCTTGCCAGAATCCTCTACAAGCCCATCGTCAAACAGAAGGACACAATCACCACCAATCACATATTCACGCAACACGCGCTTCAGAAGGTGGTTGAAATTGTCTCCTGTGTAGAAGTCTGCGTTGCGCGTCCATTGGAAGAACTGCTTGCGCAAAGCCTTGTTCGTCTCTTCATTGGGGAGCGACAGAACCACCTTGCCTCCACAATAGGACACAACATTGGTTGTCAACTATCCAAGGATCGTGTTGAAGAGCGAAGAATTGCGGACAAGGTTTCTGGTCAAGTCCAGCAACTTGGCTCTGCGTGATTGGTCAAGGATTTGATCTTCCGTCCTTGTCTCAGCGCTTGATGGTTCAATCATCATCTGGGATGTCCCATCAACGATCTTATATCTGCCCCTTGCCTTGAATCTCACAAGCCCTGAACCTTTATGGGATGATTCCACAACCCCGCTCTTGTTCTTTGTAGCCATTCCCTTTTTCGTGGAATAATTTTTTCTGGTTGCCATTTCGCTTTCCCCCTATCACCAATATATCGTGACAGTTGTGTTTATGTGCCTTGTGTCTCCAGTGACAAGCAAGTTGCGCCATTGGGACAACTCCCTCAGCAAATCGTTTATCAGATTGGAAATCTTGTCAATGTCAATGCGCGTGAAGGACTTTGACCCGCCTGTTGTGGAAAGTGTCGCTGAGCTGTAGCCACTTGTAGCAACTTCCATCCGCGCCTTCTTCAGAGATTCAATGTCCTGTTCAAGCGCAACGATCTTCTTCATTATTTTCTTCTTCTGAGCAATCGTCATTTTCAGTCACCTTGAAATTCGTCTATGAACTTACTTACAATATCAAACAATCTTCACCTTCCTTTTCACAATCCTCTGGCGCGCAACCATCATTGAGGTTCTTCCTGTGTTGGCGTTTGCGAATCCTTGACTGGCGTATGTGGCGAGGCATTGCCCTATCGCGTCCAGAGCATCGTGGTCTGTGCCTATGTCCTTCCAAGCATATTCAACAGTTCCATCTTGCCTTGCGCGCTTCATCAACAGCTTTTCGTTACAAACCTATACAGCCCACTCAGAATGATTCCCGCCGTTGAACCAACTAATTGAACCTATGTTTCCAACCTCTTGCAGAAACCCCTTCTGCGCTTGTTCGTGGAAGAGGTCAGCATCGTGATACATCCAACGCCGCCCTGTGCCAGACCTCTTGCGTTCCTCTTCATCACCACACAGCAAAGTCCTATTCACATCTTCCTTCAACCTTGACCTCAAGAAGGAGCGGTATGTGTGTGATGCCTTGCCAGCAAATCCACAACAGGGCAAGCCACAAACCTTCATAGAGTTCCTTGCGAAGTCCAGAACCGCGTTCCAGTTCGTTCCACCACAGTCTATTGACCAACCTTGAATCTTGAAGTGGTGTTCGTCAGCGAGCTTCTTCAACTCCCTTCCGTGTTCGCCAAGAAGGTTGTATACGCGTTGGTAGTAGTCGTGCTCTGGGATGTTCGCTGGGATGTGGCAACGCCTGAACTTGTGCCAAATCACGCAAGAGGTCTGGTTGCGCAAGAAAACCATTATGACCGTGGTCATATACTTTGAGAGGTTCAAGTCTGTGGAAGCGCAGATGAATTGGACGCCCTCTTCAGGAACTTCCAATTCCTTCAATGTGGAAACCCTTGACGCGACCAGCTTTGGCGTGATTGGAAGCGCGAACTGCATTTGAACAGGCTTCATCTGATATTCAGACGAAAAGACTTGATCGCCCAATGTATGCTGAAGTTCAAGCAACTTCTGGATTGCGCTGATGTGTCCATCCTTCTCTGAATAGCGCGTTGGATTGAAGACCTTTGAACCCTCATCCATCCTCTCTTGATTCTCCTTGTAGAAACTAAGGCTTGCGCTATGTCCAGTCTCAGCCACATTTTCGTCATCCCACATCTTGAAATATTCGTTCCACAGTTCAAGGTTCTTTGGGAAGTCAATGATTGCTGGGAATATCGTTGTCCGCCAAGATTTATCTTGCTTTATCTTCTCCACAAGATCGTCAGGCGCTATTGGGGTTGCCGTTTGGAGTATGCTCAATCGTTCCTTGCCAGACAATGGGATTATGTCTTTGTTGATTGCCTCCATCAACTTCTCTATTGCTTCAGGGCTTCTTGCGTCCTATGCGGTCATTATATCGTCAAGGATTGCGTATGATGGGCGAAGGTTGCCGCGCTTCAATCCTCTTATTCCACTTGTCACGCCTCTACAAGAAATCACTGAACCTGAAGTTGGAAGTTCATTTCCATCTTCGTCCTTCAACCGCGCGAACACAAGTTCTGAAGAGTTCTTCTCAAGGTCTGTTGAAACGCCCCTGTAAAGTTGCCTTCTTCTGAACGATCCATTTGCGATGTGGAACGGCGCGGTTATTGCTGGATAGTCTTGGGCAAACGCTGTGCCCTTCTCATTCACCGCGCGCCAGATGTCCTTCAGAATGTTCGTTGAAGCGCGTTGGTTTGCTGACACAATCACCACAAACTTCTATCTTCCAGTGGCAATGGCGAACAATGTAGCGCACTCCACATATGAGGTCTTACCTGAACCTCTGCCCATACACACCATAAACTTTTCATGCGCGGTGATTGTATGTTCCATCTATTCAAGAATCGTGTTGCCCAACTCTGGTGGTGGATCGTTCAAGAGCAATGGAACGCAATATGTCGCAACCCAATCAACAAGGCTCTTCTCAGCGTTCCTTCGCCTGTTCCAGTCTATTGAATCAAATGCGTTGTTCAATTCAGCGTCAATGGAACATATCTTGTCCATATGGCGCCTGTTGATTTCCGTTTGGGTCAGCTTGCGCGTCCCTTGAATCTTCCTTCCTCTCTTAGCCATTTTTCCTCAGCCTCCTTCACTCATAGGAAATTACACGAAAAAACAATAAAATAATTGGATTTTTCTATAACAAAGATTTAGTTCGCGGCGTTGGCATTTTCCTTTTTGGGCCCCAAAAAAATTTGAGGGGGGTCAAAAAATTTTTTCAAGGTTGATTGGCTCTCCAAAATTCTTCTCGCCCCCGTTTTCATTTTTCATTCTCCGTTCGCGCATCAATTCTCGATCAAACATTCGTTCAATCCCTTGTTGATGAACGCTTCCAACTTCTCCCTGAACTTTTTCAGCTTTGGGAAGTCAACATTCGCCGCCGCGTCAAGTTCAATCTTGACTTCTGGGTGGATATACCCCACACATCCATCAGCCTTCACCAGCTCCCGCAATACAACATCAATCCCAATCATTGCTTGTCTTCCTCCACTTCATCTGGTTCATCGTTGGTTGTTCCAAGTCCAAGGTGGTTCATTATCGCATCCACCCTCTCCTGTAGCGCCCTGGTCCCCCTATCCTCCTTGTGGGCCACCCATAGGGTCACGCCAACCAAAGGGATAAGGATGATTGCCGCAGTTGCCAATAGTGTCATCGTTGTAGTAGTCATCATTGTTTGTTTCCTCGTTTAGATGAATTTGAAAAGTGTTATCGTCAAGCGATCAGCATCGTTCCAATCACTGTGGAACTCATAGCATTTCACCTCCCAGCCAAACAGCTCCTTGTCAGACAAGAAGGTTATCATTTCATCCTTGCCATATATGAATCTTTTCTTCTCCCTTGTCTGGTGTATGTTGTAGTAGTCATTTGGTCTGCAAGGTTGGAAGTCCAAAGGAATCTCCACAAGCTTCACAGTGTATATGATGTGATCGCGCAATGAAGTCACCATCTCAATAAGGTTTGTCCAATCCATTTTCACTTCCCTCTCTCAGATTTGCGCTGTGGTATTACATCCCCAAGTCTCTTCCTGATGTGGTAGATTGCCATTGAGCAATACCCTTCTGCCTTCAGGAAATTCACAAGGGTTGAGGTGTCTCCATTCATATATTCGTCCCGCACCTTCTTCCAGTCAATTCTCCACCTTCCCCAGCAGAAGTTGGCAGCATCTGAGAACATTCTTGCGAACTTCAACGAACGCGCAGTCAATGCTTCTTGGTTTGGTGTGCGCGTCCTTGAACAATTCTGGCGTTGAGGTATCCAGCGGCAATTACAAGGCATATAGTTCCGCTTGGGGTCAATGCGGTCAATGGAGAGTTGTTCGCCCCTTGGCTTCTCTGGGTAGTAGATGTAGCCACTCTTCAACGCCCATAGAACGAAGGAGTCGGAATCGTTGAGCCATTCTGCGCAGACCCTCACTCCCTATTTGCCATAGTGTGGAAAGTCCTGCGCGTTGGGGTTGTGGCAACGCGCCTTCATCTGGTTGTATAATATGCGCAACCTTCGTATGCTTCTGTGGAGAACCTTGAACTCTTCATCTTTGATTTCAAGGAAGAGCTTGTCTGGGTGAAGTTGCTTCCAGAACTTGAATACTGTATGACAAGAACCTCCGTGGTAGTTGGAAGGCTCAACCATCTCCTCAACCTTGCGCATGTCCTGCTTCTTGAGGAATACAAGTTCTTCTGGAGGGCAGTTGTAGAATTTGCCAAGTGCCTTCAATGTTGAGGAGTTGATGCGTCCAACCCCAGTGATGATGTTCCTGTGGAAGAGATACCAGACCTATGCTGGGTCAATGGCTGCTTCGTGGAAGTTCTGGATCTTCGTGATGTCACCAGCGCAATATTTCTTTGCCTTTGTCGTAATCATCTTCACGCCCTCCTAGTTGTCAGTTCCTTCGCAATGGTTCCAATCCACAGCTTCTCGCATTGGGCGTGTGTCAAGTCAATCAGTTCATCTTCAATCATTCCCATCAGCTCGTCCTATGTGACAAGCGTCTTGAAGTCCTTTGCCCATTTACTCCATATGGACAGGGACGCGCCATTGATTGCGTTCTTGGCTTCATCGTCAGCTTCTTGCTTCCTTGAGCCATTCTTGATTGAAGGACTTGTATAATACTTCTCCCTTGCTCTGGTGGCTTCCTTCACCACTGGTATCAAGTTCAGGATTTCGTCCTGTACTATTCTGCGAATATATGATTTCGCGTTGGTGGTTGTCAGGTCATCAATAGTTGCTCTGACCTTCTACCTGATTTGTGTAGCGTTCATAGTTTTACCTCTTGTTCGTTGTTGTTTGTAGAAGACTTCCTATTATCCTCTACGCATATAATTTACCATTTTCAAATCAAAAACTGAGGGCATTTCCAAAAAAAGTTGAAGAAATTTTATGGGTTTATGGGAAGGGTCTGGAAGGGTGGTTGGACGAAATCCATTGATATCATAGAGGTTTATTGAGGGCATTGTCACAGGTATTGATATACGGGGTCAGGACGGCTCCGCGTAAATGTCTATGATAACAATGGGGTTTTCGCGCGTGGTGAAATCCCGCCGCGGAACCATGTGCTTGTTCCCAGCTTCGCTTCAAGGCTTCGTCCTGAAGGACTACGCCTTTTCGCTTCGCTGTGAAACTGGGGTATTGTAGATCATATGCGCCTATGGCGCTGAGGGGCGTAGCCCCTCTGGGATATTGTAGATACAAAAGTCAATGTCTTCAACCTCAAGGTTTTACATCGTAGATCCATATTGTAGAAATAGAAGGTCAGATATTTTACCCACGAAGCTTTTACTGGATATTGAATGGTTCTTGTTTTCCAAAGCGAACGCGCCGCCCTTCAAGCGGGCGCGCTTCGTCTTTGGTTGTTGTTTTGGAGCGTGAGCGATAGCGAACGCTACATAGATTGTATTCTATGTATATAGATGTGTTCCTTTATGAAAGCATTTGTGTTCCTTTATGAAAGCATTTGTGTTCCTTTATGAACCTTCAGCATGTTGCGCTTCAGGGTGGTTGTTCATAACTTGTTCATATCTTGTTCATATCTTTCTACAACTTTTCCTTGAAATTGCTTCAGTTTTTCTTCGTATAATTGGTAAATGTATCGTGCTGGGGACGATGGGTCAATGGACTTTTTTTTTTTCGTTTTCATT